TTCCTGATCTTATAGGTTCGTGGCCGAAAGATCTAGGATAACTTCGCACTCTGGCATATTGATATCTTTGCTGGGTTGTGTAAGAATCTCAATCTCAGAATAGTAGTACTTAATCCTTTGAGAACCGTCTGATATTGTCAAGAACTTATCACTAAATTCTAGGTCAGGTTCATCCATAAGATTATACAGAGACAAAAACTCATTAAGGTCATAGACACCAAACGTTTGAGGAAAGTCCTCGAGGATCGACACATTGGCCATAATGGTTTTTGCTTCAGAAATAGTCTTAAGTTCCTTTCCAGGCTTAAAGACTAAATTCGCATTAATTCCTGAAAAGTTTTTCAGGATACTAATAGTTTCACTTGATATTTTCATAATTTACCTTTTTTAATTTATTACCAGTATTATAACACAGTTTCACGTGTTTGTACACCTTTATTTTGAGTTAGATCGGTCATGCTCATAAAGCGCAAGCAATCCATAATGTAAGACCTTCATAAGATCTTTTCGATGATCGTCTGGAGTTCCTTTCTTACCATACCGAGCATTGTACTTATCGACGTTGCCAAGGAAAAAGCCAAGTCCATGGCCTCGATCAATTATAACTTCCGATGATTGAAGTCCGCCTTGACCGTAGTGTTGTCCATACGTAGAATCTATATAAGCTTGGAGCTCTTCAATGAGAGCTCCTTCATTAAATTTATAATTGGGTTGTTTCATTAATATCCTCGCATACGTCTAATACACCATCGTCGACCTTTGTGTAAAGATCTAAGAAAGCAGACTTAGTATCTTCGTCAAACCTAGCAATACACAGATCTATAGCCTTAGCTCTATTCTTAAAAATAGAAAACGTTTGCGCAATGTGGCAAAGTCTTCGTGTTGAAATAACTTCATCTACTCCATCATCATAGAAAGTCTTTCTAATAATGTCGGCCCATGTGACCAACTTCTCGACGAAGTCAGTGTCTTCTGTGCCAAACTTAGTCATATGATTATTAAGTATTTTAGTTTCTATAGAAGGTGATGGAAACTTCTGATCAATAGCAACAGTAAATCTTTCTAAGAAAGCTTCGTCGATAATTGAAGCAGCAGTAAATCTACCATCTTCTGATCCTTTGCCTTTAGTGTTCGCAGTTGCTATAACATTGAAGCCAGGCGCAGGAGCAATCGTTTCACCCGTTTTCTTAACCAAAACAGGTTTACCTTCAAGTATGCCTTGAAGACACATAATTTTATTTGTAGCTCTATCAATTTCATCGAGAAGAAGGATAGCGCCGTTTTCCATAGCTTTAAGTACCGGTCCTTTTGAAAAGACAGTCTCGCCATTAATAAGTCTAAATCCACCAAGTAAATCGTCCTCGTCTGTTTCAGGGTTAATTTGAACCCTGATAAACTCTCTGTTTAGTTTTGAACACGCCTGCTCTACCATAAAAGTCTTACCGTTTCCGGATAAACCTGAAACATAGACTGGGTAAAACATCTGTGATTTGATCATTTTAACGACATCGTGAAATGCTCCCCATGGAACAAATGTTGGATCCGCCTTTGCAAACGTTTTTTCTTCGTTAACAATCGACTGCATTTTTGCAGCAGACGAAATGTCTATCACTTTTTTATCAACCTCTAGAGTTTGTAGCAACGCGCTTAAGTCGTACGTGCCGATTTTGACTCTTGTTTCTGCAGTAAGCATAGGATAAAAGTCTTTTCCCGTGTAGCCCAAGGACTTTGCCGTGGACTCAATTACGTTCTTACGAAACGCAGTTTGATCTGGATACTTTGCAGCCAGATCTTTTAAAATATTTTGGGTTGAAATTTTCATAATATAGTTCCTTATCAATTTTGTATGTATACATTATACTACAGTTTTAGTCGTTTGTACACTCTTTTTTTAGACTATTTTGTTATATGCATATGCTTCTTTATAACTCAATCTGTTATGCAACCGACTTTCCAAAAGTAGTCATGAGAACTTTGTTCTGCTTTTTACTCTTAGAGTATTTTTTAAACGCCGCTGTCATCTGACCTCTGGTGTGATCTGAAGTAACGTCAAAACCATCATCGGACGTTTCAAGGTTATTACCACCTTTAATTAGATAAAATTCGTTGTATCCAAGAGCATTAGTTTTGACAACACATTTGTTTTTTCTGTACTCTTTTTGAGCTTCTTTCCTTTCGTCTTGAGCCCAGTGATGTCCGGCTATATCATCAACTTTTGAGTTAAAATCACTGTTACTATCAGCCATAAAGAACCCAATGCAATTTGTAGCAAGTCTTTTATTTATATTTTCCAATATTGCAGCTGTCGCATCGATTTTACCTTCAGATTTTACAAGCTTTCCATCAATCATTAGGTTGACGCCCTTCCACGATCCTCTAGTATAAACCTTGTTATCTTCTAAGGATCTATCTTGGTATGTTTGAATTCTGTTAGCGTCTCCGTCGGAGAAAACTACTAAATTCATTTTTTCAATCGCGTGCTTGACTTTAAATTCCTTAATTAAATGATGAGACATTACTAGAGCTTGAGTTAACGGAGTTGAACCAAACTCTTCAGATTTTCCAATTATTTTCCTTGACGCATAAGGCTCAACACAAGATCTAGCATGAAGAGCTTTAATCGAAGCTTCAAAATCTGATTTTTTGAGTGTCGAAGAAGTCAAAAGAGGCATGCATATTCCGTCTAAATCCATATCGCCATCAAACAATAAACCCTGATTTCTAAGATCGTAATAGTCGATATTAGTATTTGTAGTTGTAAATGCATAGACATCAAAGGGGATATTAACTTGCTTACAGAACAATACTAAGTGAATTAGTTGATCTAAAACATTGGGCAGTGACCCATACATAGATCCTGAGTAGTCGATTAGCATCATCATTCCATGGCTTTTAGCGTCATGAAGTCTAGTCGTCTGTTTGAATATGTCTTCGTTAGTCTTATATGAGAAGAGCTTATTTACGTCGATGACACCAGTCTTTGCGGTGGTTGCTTTAGCCCACTGAGTAGCTGCCTTTCTCATTTCGAATTCTTTAACTGCGACTGCGACGCTTCTTTTAGTCGACTTAATATATGCAGAGTATTCAGTAGCAGCCTGAGTAATCTGTTCTAGGACATGTATGTTATAAGACGGCTCTTCAGTGTTTGAACTGAAAGCAATTGCCCTTTCCTCTTGAAGATCTTTAAAGTTAACAACTATCTTTTTTCTGATTTCTTTGTGGATGTCAGAAACAACAAGTGTCTGTTGTCCACCATCGTCAGTATCAAGCAATGATCTTTCAGCTTTTCTAAAAGCTTCATCGGTTATAGCGGTACTGTTTTCTCCATCTGCTCCATCTCCAAGAGATACCGAACCTGCATCGTCTGATTCAGTCGTATCTTCTTCATCTTCTAGATCATCTCCAGAAGAATCGGTATTGTTTTCTTCTTCATCTTCAGGTTGATCATCACTGTTTTGTTGTGAAGGATCACTTTGCTCTTCTGGTTCGTTTTGTTCAGTCTCGCTAAGTTTGTTTTCATCTGGAGTTTCACCGTCATCATCTTCTTCCTGCGTTTTATCGTAGGCGACAATATCTTTAACTAATTCTAAGACTTCTTGAAAGTCTTCAGTGGTCATAGCTCTATCCATAAACACTTGTTCTTCGTCAGTAAACTCTAAATTGACGTGAGCACCAACTTTAGCCTGAAGATTAATTTTATCGATAATTCTTAGTTCTGAAATATCTATATCATTAGTTCCAAAAAAGTTATCTTCGAATAAATTAGCGTATGCTCGCGAGAATGGACCCACTAAACCAGGATATCGGCTTTTAACTTTTCTTTCAATCCTAGCATCTTCTATTACATTAATGTAGGACCTAGGACAACCCTGAAGTTTTTCAGGACTATCATGCCATCCTTCATATGGAGTTTCTAACGCATGGCCAACCTCATGTCCTACAAACAAGTCATACACGTCTTTGCCCATGTCCTTCCATAGAGGAAGGCCGAGAACACGGTTTTTAATATCAAACCACGGGGTCTGATAATTACCATGACGAATCGTGAGATTCTCTTTCGCTAGTAGCTTTGGGAGGCTTGAATTGTGATACATAACGATTCCTTATCTTTAATATGGTACCATTATACTATGGTTTTAGTCGATTGTACACTGTTTTCGCGAAAATAGTATATAGTTTTTATACGGATTTTTTATATAAAACGCGGTTCTTATAACTATTTGATCTTAGAAAAATTACGTTCTTTGATAAATTCGATCTTAGATCTAAACTTATTCTCTAATATATCACCCTTATGTGATATGATAAAGACGTTGGTACCATCTTCAAGAGTGTTTAGGATCTTAGTTAGATTATCAATTCCGTCATGATCCAAAGAAGAATCAAAGGTTTCGTCAAGTACGAGTAGGTTAGTAGAAGCAGAGTTCTTCATCTTGGCGATTTGTCTCCAAGTAAATAATAAAGACAAATCAATTCTTTGCTTCTCACCTTCACTGAACGACGCATAGTTAAATGCATCACGGTGACGTGATCTAATAGTTTCGGTAAAATTTTCATCAAGATGGAATGCCACAAAGAAATCAAGTACTTGGAGATACTGATTAATGAGCCTATTCATAACAGGAAGATACTGCTTTATTACCTTAGTCTTAATGCCAGTATCCTTGAGCATTTCGCCTATAACTTCGTTGTACGTTCTTTCCTCTACATATGCTAGCTTCTTTTCAGTGACACTATCCTTCGCATCCCTATAGCTACTTAGGTCATCCTTTGCTGCTTTTATATCACCAGACGATTGCAACAGATTGCCGATTTCTTTCTGAATCTTTTCTATTTCTTGCTGCATTAAATTAATTTTATCGTTATTTGAATTAATTTTACGTTGCTTACTTACCAACTCTTTTATATTTGTTTGACATTTTAACAGATCATTTGTGCATGATTCGTTATCTTCAGACAATTGTTTCATACCCTGTTGTATATTTACAGCAGACGCTTTGATATGATCCAACCTATTGGTTTTAATTTTAATGTCAATGTCTTGATCACATGTAGGACATATTTCGTTCTCTTCAAAAAATTTAGCTTGTCCTACTAGGTCCTTTATTTTGGACTTAAACACCCGATCCTCAGATTTAATGTCTGAAACTTTTCGTGATAGCTCGTCATGCGTTTTATTTTCAATCTCTGTTAAAGCATCAAGGTTCTTACCTAATTCTCCAGATTCACTCACCAATCTCTTTACATCGTCTTCATACGATTCTATAGAATTTTCTTTAGACGCAATCATGTCTTTGTTGATTGCTTGTAAATCTTTGATATATTTAGACTGCGTGTCCATCTTGGTTTTATACAGATCTAACGAATGATTAATCTCTGATAGTTCTTCTTTAATTTTAGAGTTACGTTCTTTAAGTAGTGTATTCATCTTACTAAATATGTTGATATCCAATAGATCTTCAATGACGGCTCTACGAGACCACGCAGGGAGTTGCATAAAAGGAATAAATGAACTACTTCCTAACACAACTACCTGATGAAATGACTTATGATTTAACTTAAGGATGTTTTGTTCTAAGAATTTTTGATAGTCTCTAGCATTTGATGCTTGATTTATCATGTTATTATTTTGCCATATCTCAAACTTGTTAGGTTTAATGCCACGCAAAATTCTAAATTCCGAGTTTCCTATGTTAAACTCAACTTCAACAATAGCGCCTTTCTTATTGATACTATTAATCATTTGATCTTTCTTAATGTCACGATGTGGCTTACCGAATAATCCAAAGGATAATGCATCTAGCATAGTGGATTTACCTGCACCATTTGAGCCAACGATAAGGGTTGACGGAGTTCGATCTAATTGTACCTTAATTGTATCATTACCAGTCGAAAGAAAATTCTTCCAAGAAACCGATTTAAAATATATCATACTACCTCTAAGTTTTGCGCTTCGGTATAAAGCTTTCTCAATTCAATTTTTAAATGATCTTTATCTAAGTCAGTATCAACTGCTTCTACGTAAGAATCTAATAGCACAGCGGTATCCTCTAGCGATACCTTTTCATCTTCAACGCTTTCACCTAAATATTCCTCAAAACTTTCGGCTATTTTTAACTCGTGAGTTTCTATACCTTGCAGCTTATCAACGAATTTGTCGAACATGTATAAATCATTTTTAGCCAATACTATTAACTTAATAAACTTATGCTCGCAGTCAGTAAAATCAAAAGTATCATAATCAGTTTTACTGTCATCATATACGATTTTTTTAAACATAGTAATGGGATTACGTACGGCGGTGACCTCTCTTGTTTCTGTATCAAGTATATGGAAATACTTTGGATCATCAACGTCTGCCCAAGTAAATTCAAATTGAGAACCTAAATAATCTACATTAGCTTGATGCGATCTTGTATGGAAATGACCAGATAACACCTTTTCAAACCGCGAAAATATTTCAGCGTTCATTCCATGTGGATTAGTAATACCTGCCATCATTTCAAAACCAGCTAGTTCTAAGTGCGCGCCTAATATAGGAGCTTTACATTTCATAGCAAAATCAACGTACTCTTTATAGTTAGCATTATTGATCCACGGAATCACAGCAACGCCTAAACCATCATAGTCTAGTACAGTAGGCTTCATAATGATATTTACATTAGTGGTAAAATAACCAAGCAACTCTTTAAGGCTGCACAACTCGTTAGTGTTTTTGAAATAGACATCATGATTTCCGGGTATAATATCCATGGTAATGCCGGCATCACGCATAGGCTCAAGAAAATGCTTGCGATTAGCATTGAGTGCTTTAAAGTTGACGAATTTTCTGTGCTCATAGTAGTCTCCCAGATGCAGAATGTTTTTAATATTGTTCTCTTTTAAATACGGAAAAAATATCTCTTCATAAAAACTTTCTTGATATCTTAAAAAAATGTCTGATGAATTTCTTACACCACAGTGTGTATCATTTAAAATAGCTACTTTCATATTATACCATAAACAATTCTAGTTTTTCTTTTTCTTTTTCTATTTTCGCAAATTCTTTGATCTTATCGTCTTTATTACGAATTTTGTCAATTCTTTGCCTAAGAGTATCTACATATTCCATTGTTTGTTGCGCGCCTTGATCATCCATTCCCATTGCAGCAAAGTCTTCAATTCCCATCTTTTCAATAAACCTAAACTTAATTTCTTGTTGCTTTTTCTCTTTAGTAATTCTACGTATAAACGCAAAGAAACATATTTGAGTGAAGTACGAGAATGCGTTGGGATTACCGGTCCTTGTGGCAGTTTCGATTTTATAGTTATTAATTGCACGCAAGCAATTTTCTACGCCATCCATTACCATCTCCTCACGATACGTGTACCGAACAAAGTTCGGTCTGTGAGACAGGCCTTCAGATATCTTCATAAAGCAGGTTGCAATGTAGTTGGTTACTTTAGGAGGAACTTTATCTACATCCTTTGCAGATCGAGCCGATATCGCGTAATCCATAACAGCCTGAGAAAATTCCTTATTGTTCACGTAATGCGGTTTGTCTTTAGGTTTGATTTTTTTAGTCATGTGTTTCTCCCGATAATGGTATATTATAACATAGTATACAATGAATGTACATAGTTATTTTCATTTAAATTAATTTAGTTTTTTTGCATAAAAAGGTGTACAAACCGCAAAAAGCGTGATATAATATAAGAGTCCACTTGAGGCTAGGGGTATACAGTATGTTAATGCACCGTTTTCTTATCAGATGTATCAATATCGTACATATCATATTCCACATCAGAGTATTCATCAGAGTATTCATCAGTATCATATGATATATCTTTAATTTCATCATGACATGAATACTTAATATATGACTCCTTTGTCTCAGTCACCACCTCAGTATGGTTAATGACAAACCTCTTCATGAGCTTATATATCTTCTTGTCAGAGAATGGAAACCAATCAACAAAACTCCAAATTCCAGCAGGCGAAGCCTGCACGGCCGCAGGCCGTTCTACAATGAATGCATGCTCAGTGGTAGATTGAACATAGCAAATTATATTCTCGCCATTAGTTAGTTTAAAATGTCTTACGTCTACTGATTCGATTGTTTCCATTTATATATTTATACCATGTATTTTGTAGTCAAATTTTTCTTTGCTGTATATTCTAATACGTTCCCCAGCATGATTTAGTGTATAATTCTTTTTGGCCTTCCAATGTAAATCATCTGCAATATCATATACTTTAGTATTTATACCATCTTCAGACTTCCTTAAACCTCTACCTATGCTTTGGAGAACCCTAATTTGAGACTTACTCGGTGAAGCGAATATGATATTGTGAAGACGCTTAATATTAATACCAGTAGAAAAAGTACCCATACTCGCCACAATAATCGCGTCACTTTCCTTTTCCGTGATAGCGCGAATTTCTTCTCTCGTATCCACATCGGTTTCACCACTGACATAAAACAGCCTCCTTGTATTTCTAGGTAATTCGTTAAATTTTTCACGTAACATGTTGTGTAAAGGTTTACCGTGTTTTTCTACGAACTGAAACAATATAAGTGAGTTACCTTCTTGGTCCATTGCAAGGTTTGATATAAAATTATTCCTTGGTCCGTACTTAACGATAAAATCTATCTCTTCCTGGTATTTCATTTTTGAGACTAATCTACAATGTTCATCACTGTATTTAAGTAGTAATACGAATATATCCAGTTGTGATAACGCTTTTTCTTCTATCAGTTTTTTCGTAGTAGTCACTTTGTGCACAGGACCAAATAATCCCTCTAATACTAACTGATGTGTTTGGGTTCCATCAAGTGTTCCAGTGGTTCCCATTCTATATTGCGCGTTTACACATTTTTCTAGTATAGCAGTCAAAGACTTAGCCTTAAAGTTATGTGCTTCATCGCCTACTACCATGCCGTAATTTTCAAACCAAGGAGTCTGCATTTTATAAATCGACTGCCAGGTTGTGATTATAACTCGGTGTTTTAGATTATACTTCTCCTTACCAGAATATATTTTGTGGCAATTTTCCTCTATAGACCAGTTATCTCGAGAAGAATAGTCGCCGAAATCGGAGTACATTTGTTCAACCAATGAAGTCGTAGGTACGATAAGCAATACATTTCTGTCATACATCTCTAAGTAATATCTAACAGCTAAGTATATAATTAAACTCTTACCCGAAGCCGTTGGGCTTAATAGTAAAGAACTTTTATTAGTTAAAGCATGCGAGAGTGCACTCAGCTGATAATCTCTAGGTACTATAATATCCCCATTAGCAGTAAGTGTTAACTGCTTAAGTAACTCATCAATATCATGTAGCTCTTCGATGTCAGGTCGACCATACTTAGAATTGTCATCTACTATAAACTCATAAGCACGAGCGTTTGCAAATTCTATGAGGTACTTATAAAGCCCAGCGTAAATTTGCTTTTTACGCAAATCGTATAAACGTATTTTACCATCCCACATCCGGTTTTTATATGAAGGCATAAACTTATAACCTGGAACATAAAAGCAGAAGTGTTCTGACAATTCCATTTCTATTCCGGGTTCAGTTATAACGCTTAAGAATACCTCGTTCTTTTTCTTAACAACTATTTTTTCCATCACATTCCGCTTGTAAATTTGTTCCATTCAATAATGTTTTTTATGTTCTGATGTCTCCACTTGATGTTGTCAAGTATTTCTTTTAAAGTGTCGACTAGTTCTTGCGTGTAATGCATTTTGGCCTGGTGTGCCTGAATAAGCGGATCTGCATCGTACCATTTATCCATATCACCTTTTAGCACAGTAAGACCATCCAACGGATCATATGACCAGCCTTTTTTGTCCATTTCTTCCTGAGTGAGCTTTCCGTTATAATGCATAAATTTATCTCTCAGTAATACTTTAAACTCTAAGTCTAATTTTTTGAATCTAAGTTTATTTACTGAGTATAGTTCTAGGTACTTCGAATGAAGTTTTGCTGAGTCTCTTGCGGATTGATCTAACTGCAATTCATCTATAACAGAGTCTTTCTTCCACATTTCAAGTATTGCTTCTAAATTATTCATAATATCTCCATAGTATATCTATATGTATACAAACACCGCCAAAAAGTAAACCGATATGTTTACTTGATTTCGAAGTATGTATACTTTAATGTCACGTCAGCTTGTAAGTATTCTATATCTGTTTGCTGTGTTGAAAACTCGACAGCTGATAGACTGGTAGGAAAACAGTCTTTGAAAGAAATTTCCTTAGTGACGTTGTTGTGGCTACTCAAAATCGACAATGTTGCGTCAGACTTAAATTTTTCACCTTGGCCAATTATATTGTGCATCCAATTAAACATCTCGATATAGTTTTCCATATCTTCAGTCACATTAAATCTTATAGCAAGATCACCAAAAGCGATCCTATCACCAGTAAAAGCTATATTAGACCCTTTATAAGGATTCGGCGCTTCTCCTAATGATAAGTCGGGAAGTGTTACGGCTGTACAAAAATACTCAACATTTGCATATTGAGTGGAATCGATCTTAAATTGAAACCCCGTAGGACTTAAAAAGTTTTTATTTGCAGTAGTCATATAGTTATTTATACAACTTAAATCACTAATAATAAAAAAAAGGGTGTTACCACCCTTTTTTAACTTTTGTGTCAAAGTAATACTGCTTACATTCCTTTACAGTAGCCGAGATTCCTTCCTCAACCTCTTTGTCACAAACTTTATTCAATTCAATTGTACTGTCTACAGCACCTATAGTGCCAAAAACAATAATAGCCCAAAAAACTATAGTCATTTTTACTCCTTTTGTATAAACAAAAAAAGGGATCCCGAAGGATCCCTTAATCGCATATCTAATTAAAGATTAGCTGTTCTGCATGATTCCGTCTACTCTAAAGATTCTAAAGTATGGGTTAGCTCTTGCAGTACCAGTGCTTCCATCAGCTGAAACATATGGGTTAGCAACCATGCCGTATCGAGTCTTGAAACCGATTCTTGGCTGGAAGTCTTCTTCACCAATTGCTTTAACCATAGTTAAAGGAACGTATGGGCAATAGAAAATACCTGCGTCATATGGAGTATTACCTCTATATCCTACAGTTACGTAGTCAGGGTTAGTACCAGTTGCATATGGATCAACATATACTTTGAACTTACCGTTAAGAACACCAGCAAAAGTATTACCAGTATCATCAACATTCAAAGCAGTTGACAAAGCTGGAGCATAGTCAAGCATTCCAGAAGCAGCAAGGATTGAAGCAACGTCAGAAGAACAGATTACATAGTTACCTTTTCCTCTTCGTGTTTCTTTAGCAATCACATTAGCTTCTCTTTCGATCTGTACAATAAGACCTTTTGCTTTTTCAGCCAACCAGCGGCCATCTGAATCAGTGTGCAGGTTAAAGATACCCTTAACAGCAACACTTGATTGAAGAGCACCTAGCTTCGCTTTTTGGTTTACAGTTCTAACAACTTCTCTGTTGATTTCCGCGAGGATTTCAGAAGAAAGGATGTTAGCAAGCTCGCCTTCAGCATCTAGACCGTGAACAGCCTTAAGATCTTGTGCAAGTTCCATTGTGTACTCAGCTTTAAGAGCTCTTGACTTAGCAGTTACAGTAGCCTTATCGATTGAGAAAGCCATCTCACCGAAAGTAGTACCGCCGCCGTCGCCTAGTGCTTCAGCTTGAGCTGTAGTTAGACCAGCACCTACTGTTGAGAAAATCTCGCCAGCAGTTTCACCAGTTGCCAAAGAACCGTCGCCGTCATCAGCTGCAGCTTCTAGACCAGAAGGTCCAGCTTCTTGAGTACCGCCACCTGAGAAAGCTGTATTAGCTTCGTCATGTAGTGCTTCGGCACCAGACTGGTTAGTATATCGTGACTTCATTGCAAAGATAAGACCAGTAGGTCCACTCATTGGCTGAACACCAGCGATATCATAAGCAATCAAGTTAGGCATAGCTCTTCTTACTAGAGAGATCAAAACAGGATCGAATCCTTTGATCGCACCAGCAGTAGCACCCATACCAGCACCTACTACGTTACCAGCTGCTTCACCGATGAAGTTACCTTGTACAGCTTGAGCTTCTTCTCTAGCTGCAATTTCTTGGTTCTCTAACAGTCGAGCAGTAACTGCTGCTTTATGACTGTCTTGAATTGATGGAACATCTGAGTGCCCAAGAACCGGAGCCCACTTTTCCATTAAGTTTTTGTCTGCGTTAAACATTTTTTGTTTCCCCTATTAGACTATTTGTTAAATTTTGAAATAGCTGAAGTGTATCTAGCCATAACATCACTGATATCAGCAGGAGCCTCATCAGTACCAACCAATTGTTGAGCTTCATCTACTGATTCTTGAGCTTCAGATCTGAAGTATGATTCTTTAACTACATTCACTTTCATTTCGAAAGATTCTGCGTCGTCAAAATCAATATCTTCTACCAAAGATGCAAGCTTTTCAGCTTCAGTCAATGCTAGCCCAGAAGATGCATTTCTTACAATCTCAGCTCTTTCTAAATTAGAAACAGACTCAGTTAGCGCGATGTTATCTTCCGTTGATTTATTTAGTGATTCCTCTAGCTCAGCAACCTGTCCTGACAATTCGTCAATTAGGTCAACCTTACCTTCTGGAACCTCGATATAGTGCTCTTTGAACACTGATTGTAAAGAAGCCATAAAGTCTTCAGCAATTTCAGTCCTAAGACCGTTGGTTACTGCAACTTCGTTGTCTGTCATCCAGTTAGAAACTACATAGTTAAGATAGGAATCTACCTTTTCTACGAGCTCAGACTTGATTTCAGATACTTCTTCTTCAAGGTTTGCGACGTACTCAGACTCGAGTCTTTCAATCTCTGCACCTACTTTAGTTTTTAAAGCAGCTTCAAAGATGATTCCGGCCTTAGCTTGAAAACCATCAGACAGTGTAGCTTCTTCAGCCACTAATGATTCCAAATCTTCAGAGTAGTCAATGTGGTCGACATTTACGTCTTCCTGAACTGGCTTCTCTGCTTCTTCTTCAACATCAACACTTTCGTTAGTAGCTTTCATAACACTAGCATAAATCTTTTGTGCGTCTAGTTTTTTTGATTTTTTCAACATATCATTCACTGATGCCATGATTGCAGCTTTAGTTTTAGGCATTGTTTCGACTACAGGCTCTTCGTCTTCGTCGTCTTCTTCATCAGCAGACTCCTCAACTTCTTCCTCTTCGTCATCATCACCTTCTTCAGCTTCATTCTTAGCTTTCGCTTCTACGATTTCTTCGTCTTGAACTTGTTCGTCTTCAACGAGCTCCTCGTTAGTAAGCTCTTCAGTTTCTGATACGTCTTCGACTAAATCATTTTCTATTTTGTCATTAGACATAATTTATTCTCCTATTAAGAATTTACAAGTTTAGAGAGGAAATTCTTAAAAGCTTTAATCTCAACATCAGATGATCTAACGCCTCGAGCTTCCTTGATTTCAGTCTCAATTTTCTCAACTTCTTGTGGACAAAGAACGCCATTATTCCATACCCAATCAACACCTTCCATAATTCCATTGACAAACGCCTCTGGAGCTGAAGGGTCTTGAACGATATCTACAGTAGATAACATAAAGTCATCTTTCACATACATAGCGCCATTCTTTTGCACAAGACTTCCCATACCACGACTTGATACACCAAGCTTAACTCCGCCATCGAGTAGACCTTTTACGATCTGACCCATAGGGGTTTCTAAGATTGATGCCTTTCCTACAACATTACTTCCGTCAAATTTGAGCTCGGTAATTTTGTGTGAAACTTTATCTAAGTTAATAGTAGGACCTTCGGGGTGATTCAACTCTCCGACGGCTCTACCAGTACTTACTTGTTCTTTTACATATTTATTAACAGCATTTTCAAGAATGCTCTTTTCATAAATACGGCCGTTTCTATTCTTAGAATCGGCTTGCATAAAAACACCCTCGATTGCGAGAGTCTTTTTGCCATTAACTTTTTCTTCAATAACCTCTAGATTATTGTCATTAAATTCTGCTATAAGCTTCATATACTTATTTCCGTTGTTATTCCTCTTCTTTAGAGGCCTGCCTATCTTGCAATGTGGAAGCTATTTCAATCTTCTTTGCATCCATTGCTGCAGTTAATTTATCGGCCATAATAGAATTAAACTGCTTACCAGCAGCAACGTTATCGCCCGATTTTACATCATCAATTAAATTTTCAATACTCATTTATTTACATCCTTCGTTATATATTTATAATATTTTAAATGTCAAGATCATCTTCATCTTCAATATCGCCTGATGCTTTTTCAGCAGCAATCTGCTTTTGAATTTCGGCGATCTCATCATCCGTTTGTCGTAAGATATTCTTACGAATCCATTCATTGGACACATACTTTCCAACGTATTCATCCATTTGAGCTAACATTTCAAAGCGCTCTCGTGTTATTTCAGCTTCTTTTAATTCACTAAAGTAATTATCTTCAATAAAGTCGAAGTA